TATATTTGCATCATACCCCACCGCAGCTGCCGCAGCCCTAGCATAGATATGAGTATCCAAGGCCTCATTTCTCTCCCGGATCTTCACCCACTCCCATCGCACTTTCGACCGCTTATCTTTCGGTGTCGTCTTCTGCAGGACCTCGGCACAGAGCTGCTTGAAGTATTCATCTTCCCGATCTTCCGGGAAATGACACCATCCGAATGGGAATGGATCATCGCCTTCGGGTGGTTTTTGCTTGAGCCAGTGGAAGAGCTCACTCTTCAAGAATGAAGATCCCACTTCATAATGGAACAGAGCATTCCTCATATGTTTCCCTCCAATATGATCTACCGCCTTTGCTCCTGAGATCGGAGCCTTCAGCCGGTCAGATCCCTGAATAGCCAGAACCCGGTCCTGAGGATATCCCCTGCAGAAATGATACACTGTCTCAGTATTGTACCCGGCATCGATGCAGATCCCCGAGAGATAGAGAGCTTCACCGGTCGGATGCATCCATTGCTTGGTCATGAGCATGGCAAGTTCTTCCCAGCACCGATCATTCAATGAGTTGGTAGTGTGATCGGCAGTAAATACATGGTACTCCACACTCCAATGTTCGAACCGATTTCCCCAGCCGATCACTTCTACCTCAATCCGGTTCTCCTGGACATCCGCACCAGCGGTGAGCATCACGATATCCTCATGAATCTCACCGGATCGCCAGGATTCTTTCCGACCTCGTAGGACCTCCCAATCCTGCTGTTCTGATTTTTCCTCCCAGGTTTCTGCAAGCTCATCATTGATAAACGAGATCAGCTTGTTCACATTACCCTGGGCATCAAGCCACTGCTCCACGAGCGATTCCCAAGTGGTCCAGCCTACCGGTGCATAGAGAGAACTGATCTGGTAACTCCTGATGCTTTTCCCCGTTGAATGAGGATTTGTTGGTCTCCACTCCCCTTTCTTCAGCATGAGTTCTTTGTGATAATTTTTGAGCTCACCCTTGCAGTGAGGACATTCATACCAGACTTCACGTTCACCTGATGAGTTCTTCTTCCACTTCATCTGAGACCAGAGCAGAATCTGATATTCACCACAATTGGGACAGGGAACAAAGAATTTTCTCATGTCCCCGGAAAGATATCCTGCCTCAACCTTTGATCGTCCCTTCACCGAAGGCTTAGAGATTGCTACTGCTTTTGAGTTCGGGTAGGTCCTGAGACGCTTCAGCAGCAGGGTCCAGGGATCACCACGGCCACTCAGGTCTTCCGGCCATTCATCGATCTCATCCCCGATAGCTATTCTTTTCGGAGAGGAAATGAGGTCAGTGATCGATCCGGCATTACCGATATTCAGTGATCCCCCGGGAAACAGTTTCAACCTGGTAGTATTGCCTCCCTCCAGAGTTCGCTTTTTCACGATCGCATCCCTGATGACCGGGGTGCTTGAGATCATCGGGTCAATACGAGTCTTGGAGTTCTTATCAACCATCTTTTCTCCGGCCCAGACCACCAGGATCTCCGAGGGATCATAGTGGATGTAATAGCCGATCGGATTACAGACGCCGGCCTCGGTGGCCCCCATCTGGGAAGCTTTCATGATATAAACCACTTTCACCCGGGAATTGGCTGAGAGCACATCCATGATCTCTTTCCAGAAAGGAGTCCGATCAGTCCGGTAGGGACCCGGCTCCGCTGATCCTTTTGGAAGTACACGATACCGGTCTGCCCACTGACTGACCGTGAGATCTGCTGGAGGCTTTAGACCTCTCGACCAGGATTTCAAAATCATTGCTTTTTCAGATTTCAAATTGCTTCACCTCTTCTGAGAGAGTATGGAGGATCGTGTCGATCTCCAGCCTCATCGTCTCCCTCGTATCCTCTTCATTCCCCCCAGCCTGGTAGGCTGCATGAGTTTTCTGAGCCAATCGGTCCGGCAGGTTTCTCAGGGAGTCAGTCAGGTGCTTGGCAATCTGGTAGGAGATCCCCACCGCAAGCTTACGCTCGATAAGCTCACCGGAATCTTTCCGAAACTCCAGCTCTGCCTGCAGGGCAACATACTCAGCCTTCTTCGCCTGAGCGATCGCCTTCTTCCGTGCCCAGTCAGTAAACTCCTCGTCAGTGGATGAAGAAGAATTCTTGAACTTCTGCGGGGTTGTCTCTGATTTCTTCTTCCTCCCCCGTTCGGTCCGATTGAACTCGAATTGCCGCTTGGCAATCTCGAAAACTATTTTTCCGTCCTCAGTGATTGCCTCTCCGAAGATGTTCCCCCGGGCAATAGCATTGGAGACAGCACTCCGGGAAATATCGAGCCGGCGGGCAAATTCTGCCTTGGGGATGATCTCAATCTTCTTACTCATCTCTATCTACCCCTATCAACACTATCTGCCACCAAATCGATTTACAAAATTCGAAGTACCGCAGATACAAATGCCCGGGCGCACGACCACTCGGTATCCACCCGAATCCCCAGAAGAACCTACCCACTGCCGGCTACCAGCAACAACAACCATTGTCATTACCTTATGCACTCTCACTGCCATAATCCCCATCCTCCAGCAGGTCATCGAAGGTGGTCATCCCATCCTCAAGAGTCTGCCCGGTCTCTATGAGCTTCTTCAGCTTTGCATAGGTCAGCCCGTAGGTGCTGCATACTTCAGCCACTGAATCGAATATCTTTATCGAGTAGGTCGTGATCGCTATGATCTTTCTATGATTTGCCATTAAGCCTCTTCTCCTCCATTCTCCTTCCATCTTTTACCCTCAAGGATCAGCTGAACATCCTCCACACTCCTCACCACGGCATAGAACACCCCGTTCTGCTCACACCGCTTCTTGAACCGTCTCTGATTCTCTGATAGCTGCCCGGTCTCTGTCTTCACCTCCAGATAGCCGATCTCTCTGTGAGGGAACCACACCACCAGGTCGGCAGTCCCTGGTCTCAAGCCCATGGTGATCATCCGCATCGTCCGCAGCTTATCTGTCCCGGCTCCCTCATTAGGTACCGAGTGACAGAAGATCCCCTGAGCTGATAAGTACTCCACGATCTCAGCTTGGATCTTTGCCTCTGCATTTCTCTTCATTCTCTTTCTTCCTTCAAATCTTCAGTAAATCCGGTTCCGCTGGTAGTGGTAGTACGGTAGTACCCTAAAGGGTACTACTACCGTTACTACCGATACTGACCACCTTTGCCCCCTCGGTAGTAGTTTCCGTTACTACCGGTATACTACCGACTACTACCGGGTAGTCTTTGGTAGTGCTACCGTAGAACTACCACTACTACCAAGCCTCATGAGCATCATGATCGAGGAGGTTTCTCCCTCGATAATCAGGTAGCCAGCCTGGTACTCCTGGATCAATCCGTCTGCCATCAAACGACTGATCATGGACCTGGGATCAGATGCTTTGAATTTCTGGCTCAAGTTTCCTTCCTTGATCTCAGGATTCATACTCTTGATATAATCCTTCCAGGCTGACTTCGTGATATAGGGAATACCATCAATATCCTCAGAACCGGCATTAAGCCAGGCCTGGATCATATCGTTGACCCGTTCCTGCTGCTTGCTGTCATGCTGCTGCTGGGCTCGAGGTACTCCTTCGGTTACCACGGCACTGGATACCTGCATTCCATCCTCATCAAGCCAAGGGAGCTGCACCTCCTCCAGTTCCACGTGGATATCCTCAGTCATCTCAGCATCCTTCACCTTCTTCTGGGAGATGGTGATCGGAGTATTCGCTCCTCCCGGCTCTATGCTGATATCGACATCCATGGCAGCTCTCCAGGCTGAAGACCCCCGGGCTCGGTGCTGTGCTTCCGAGTTCACCCCGGTATGGTGGATCAGAGCTACTGAGCAGGAAAATTCCCTCATCAGGTGGGCACAGGCATCCAGCATCGATTTTGCATCCTGGGCACTGTTCTCATCCCCAGCGAAGAACCGATGGAGTGTATCCACAACTATCAGCTTCGGCTGGATCTCCAGGGAATGGATATTGGTTACCGTCTTGCTCAAGCCTTCTGCGGTATTGAGATCTACTGCTCCCACCGAAAGGGTCATATCAAGGTGATCGATCCGGTGATACTGCTTCCAGGCAGCGATACGACTGCGAAGTCCGTAATGACCTTCTCCCGCCAGATACACCACATGGCCGCTCTGCACTTTCTGCCCGAGCCAATGGGTTTTCCCTGAGGCGATATGGAGGCACCAGTCGAGGACCACGAAGGTCTTGCCAGAACCGGAAGGTCCATGGATCATGATCATCGCCTCTTCCTGCAGCCATCTGCGTACCAGCCATTTAAGCGGGGATGGATGCTGGGAGAATTCATCAGCGAATACCAGCCAGGAGGGAGCTTTCGGTTGCAGCAGCTCTTTCAGCTCTCCACCTGAGAGCAGGTAATCATTCGCATCTCCGATCTCCGGCGGCATGATAACTTCTGCTCCCGCAGCCTTCGCTGCCTCATCAGCACACTTCTTCCCGGTCCCGGATTCATCGTTATCAGCAACGATAATGAGCTTCGAGGTGGGAAGCATCTCCCTGATTGAGGATGTCACCGGGATCAGGTTCTTTGCATTGTAGGCAATAACAACCGGCTCTCCTGTAACTTCATGAATGCTGGCAGCTGTTGCATAACCTTCTGCGATATAGACCCGTTTCCCGGTATTAAGATCTCCTAACCACCAGAAGCAGCCTCCAGCTTTTCCTCCCGAGTGGAAGAGCTTCTTACCCGACTCCGCAATGTACTGCAGGGTTGAGAGCTCTCCCTCCGGGGTGAACAATGGTAGCATGAGCCTTCCATCTTTAGAGATCTTGATCCCATGAGAGCCCACCTGTTTTTTCTGTAGATACTGATGATCCTCAGGTGCAGCTTCCGCAGCTTCCCAGAGCTGCTGGCAGTTCTCTGCGGTCTCCTGATGCTTCTGCTCCCGCTGTGTATCCCGGAGCTCAGCTGCGATCCTCAGCCGTTCAGCAACCTTCATCGATTCCACAGCAGTGAGTTCCCGTCCGATATCAGCCCGCCACTGGTGTTTCTTATCTTCCTTCCAGGTCCCGAAGGCTCCTGCAGGGATTCCATCAGAGAAGGCAACATACCAGCCGGAAAGATCAGACCGAGAACCGTCAGCAGAGAAGCGGTGGATCTCACCATCAAAGATGATCCCGTTTGGCGCATGGAGCCCTGCATCCTGGAGAGCTTGAGATAATTGGATGTCTGGAGGGATTACCGGCTCTTCCTTATATTCCCAGGGCTGCCCCAGGAGCTCGACGATATTCCCCACTCTTCGGGTTGCTGCTGCAATCAAAACGGCACCCCGTCAAACGATTCCCACTGGTCACAGGCTTTAATCGTTCGGGCAAACTGCTCGGGTGGTTCTGTATCGTAAAGTGTGCACACTCCCTCTTCCGAGTAGTGAAGACAGGTATGGCAGCATTTGGGAACTTCTCCTCTCAGCCAGGCGGTAACAAAATCAGGTTCTGGATGTCTCATATAATCCTCCTCGCAAGGAAGGCGCTTTCAGCAGACTCAACTTCCTCTTCTTCTCGTCTCTCCCAGACTCTCTCTGTAACCCGGTAAAATTTTCCATCCTTCCGATAGGAGATCGCCTCGGGAGGTCTCTTCAGGCTAAACACCATACAGAGCTCATCAGTATTCCAGCTCTCATCGATCTCGACCTGACAGTTTGCTGCAATGAACTTCAGGGAGCCGAGAGCTTTTCTCCCGGCATAGCCGTCATGGAAGATGCAGAGATACTCTGTGACCGGCATATCAGAGATGGTTCCGAAGTAGGTGATCTTCACCATCTCCTTCCCGCTCTTTTTGCTTGTGTGAGAAGACCAGAGCCAGCTGGTAACCACCAGGCTGCTCTCTTCCTTTCCCATGATGTCATCGTTATGCAGCTGCCAGTCATGGTGTTCTGCTGCAGGAAACTCATAGCCGCAGTAGCGGCAGACCTTCACCTGGGCTGCCAGGATCTCGTCACAAGCGGGGCATATCTTCGAGGGAGGAAGGGCATCGCTATCCTCCTGCTTTCTCCCCGGAATTCTTACATTCGTGATCGGTCCATGGGTCTCCACCACTCCAGCAAAATCGAGCACCAGGCAGTGATCGGTATGGCTTTTCAACCGTAAGCCCCTGCCTGCCATCTGGATATAGAGTCCCGGGGAGAGAGTCGGCCTCATCATGACAATGAGATCGATATCGGGGTAATCAAAGCCGGTAGTCAGCACATTGGCATTGGTCAGAGCCCTGATCTCTCCCGTCTTAAAAGAATTGATGATTCTCTCCCGCTCCTTCTTGCCAGTGGACCCGGTGATACAATCAGCACTGATTCTATGGGCTAAGAGGATCTCCTTAACGTGCCGGGCATGGGAGACACCCGTACAGAAGAAGAGCCAGGATTTTCTCAGGTCCGCCAGGCTGATCACTTCTTCAATGACAGCCTCAGACTTTGCGGTGATATCGACCGTTTTCTGCAGCTCCTTCTCGACATACTCTCCACCCCGCTTATGAACCCCATCTGCTGAAAGCTTCGACCTGGTAACCTTGCTCCTGAGATCTGCAAGATAGCCCTGTCTCTGAAGCTCCTCGATGGTGATCGGTTCTATCAAGTCATCGAACAAGGCAGGAGCATCGGTGATCAATCCATGACCCATTCGAAAGGGAGTTGCCGTCAGGCCAATGACTCTGAGGTTTGGATTCACCTCCTGAAGTCTCTTCAAGAATGACCGATAGGTCCCTTCTGCCTTATGCGAAACAAGATGGCATTCATCGATGATGCACAGATCGATATGCCCCACTTCCTGGTTCCTGATCGACTGGATACCGGCAAAGGTGATCGGTTCTCCAAGCTCTTTCCTGCCGATCCCGGCAGAGAAGATTCCCAAAGGGGCATTGGGCCAATGGAGTCGCAGCTTCCCGGCATTCTGATCGATGAGCTCTTTCACATGGGTGAGCATAAGAATTCTTGTCTCCGGCCAGTTCTGGATCGCATCCTTGCAGAGCTCTGCAATGATATGGCTTTTCCCGGCCCCGGTAGGTAACACCAGACAAGGGTGTCCTTCATGAGTCTCGAACCAGCTGTAGAGCTCTTTGAGTGCTTTCTTCTGGTAATCTCTTAACATGCAGCCACAATCTCCCCATGAAAGAGATCCCGTATCTGATCTATCACCTCATCCCCGAAAGGACCACCAGCTAGGATTTCTCTGCTTGAATAGCCAGCTTCCCCGTTGATAACTTCCTGATCGCCAACAATCCAGCAGGCATCCCATTCACTGCTTTTCTCTTCCAGCAATTTCCAGGGGACCAGGTCTGGATGAAATACATGAGCTCTACAGCCCTCTATCTGAGCATCCTTCGGGATCGCTGCCTGCCAGCGGGCACAGGTCCAGGTACTGTTCACCTCAGGGGTTGCATGGGCACAGGTCCTGCAGTTGATCTCCCGAGTAGGATGGGAATCAAAACAGAAGGGATGGGCAGCACAGAGCCTGCACTGGTACCAGGAGGGATCAGCAGATAGCGGCTCTGGGATTCTCTCGCTGAGAGCGATCCTTTTTCCCCGCTCGATATATTTCTCACCGATACCTCGGTCGATATAGACCCGCTCGGTATAGAGGCGGTCATCATCCTTGCAGACTGCATAGTAGAGAGCTCTGGTGATATTCGCTCTCGTCATGGAGCACTGCATCTGGATAAAGTGCTGCCACTTCGCTTTTTCGACTCCCTTCTTCTCAAGCTCATCAAAGCTTTTCTTTGAATGGGTTTTACACTCCCAGATA